CGCCGCCGTCTTCTCGGGGTTGGGCCACGGAATGCCCTTGAAGTCCTCTTCGCCGTTAACTACCGGATGGCTCACAATCTTGTGGAGCCCTAGCTCCGTGGCCGCCTCCAGAATAACGGCGGTCTTGGCGGTCCCCGGCGCGCCAACGAACATGTAGGGCTTCCTAGCCCTCATGAGTCCGATGGCCGCCGCTTTGGCCTCCGCCGGTGTCATCCGGGGCATGCTGTTTGCGTTCCTCACAGTGGTCTCTCCTCGGTGATAGTGGAGTGACGGGCGGCGCCCGCCGTGCCCCCATCCTAATGTCGCCATGGAGACCAGGCAACTAGCCACAATCCAATGGGGAGTCCCTGGGCTTTCGATACCTGGCGGGCGCGGCTCCGGATCTTGGGCACGGCCCCCGGAGTGCCGGGGGCGGACGGCCGGGCTTTTTATCGAGAAGGAAAGGACGGGCCCGGGCTCGCGGGCTCGCGGGGATGCGGGCGCGCGGGCGCGCGGGCTCGCGCGTAAGCCCGTGCGCGGGTGTCAGAAAAGGATTCTAGGATTCTCTGGGATTCTTATTCTCAAAAGGGATTCTCCCGCAAAAAGGGATTCTGCCAGGAAAAGGGATTCTGCCGCCCAGACGGCCAATTTGGGGCCGAAGGCCCGAAAACGACCTCACAGGATCGCGTCTGACGAGCCTCGGGGTAGTCACGCGACCCAGAGTACCTCCTGTTTTTGGGATTCTCAGGCAAAAAGAAGAGGGCCGGGGCGTGAGCCCCGACCCCCATCTCCCACCAAGGGCTTGCTAGGAGCCCGTAACGATCTCCCCGTTCTCGTTGCGGACAGAGAGCCACGCCCGCAAGCCCTCTACCCCGTCCTTCGTCACCCGCCGAATCGACACGCAAGCGGGACGCCCTTCCACGGTCGATGCGGGCCAACCCGCGCTGATCGCTCGCATCTTGATCGAGTGTCGCCCGGAGTTGTATATCGAAGCCCGGATGCTCTTTTCCTGATCCGCCTCAGTGGGGACGAAAAAGCTCTGCCCCACATTCATACTGAACCACGGATACTTGCGAATGGTGGGGCTCCCCATGGGACTGAGTTCCATCCCATTTTCTACGGCAAAGGTACTCATGGCGATTCTTACCTCCGGTTGAATGATGACTCGACCGCTCCCCTTCACTTGCACAATACCAATGCAATCAAACCATAGCCCCTATCCTCACAGGGCGCAAGGTCATAGTAATCCCACCATGTCGGGCAATAAGGCGGAGGGGTTGCATTGGTTAGTGTCGCCAGCTAAGATCACTTTCTCCGACGCAGGAGGAACGGATATGAGAAAGGCAAAAATCAGCGGGGCCGCTGCATGGTGGGTCGAGTGCCCAGAATGCGGTGGCGGTGTCACTACTGAAGGCGGTTCTTATATGCACGGGATACACGATACTTCTGCTGTCGTAACCTGTGAGGAGTGCTGGCTCAAACTAGCACCGCCGAACCGCCCCAAGAAAATCCCCTTAGGCTAACCGGCTGGCGGGGTTCGACTCCCGGCCAGCCCATAGAGAAGGAGGGATAAATGGTACCACACGACGGCGATTGGGCCATCGCCAGCTTACGGGCTGCCATTGATGCGGATGGGCGTGGGGTGGGGCGCTTCGCTAAGGAGGTTCTGATAAGGCCACCAAGCACAATATATCGGTGGCTGAGTGGATCGCGGCCAATCCCCAAGTGCGTCCGGGCCTACCTTCTTGGCGATTTTCGTATCCTTGAGGAGAAACCACAATGACTTCCTACCCCAAAACGGCCTTCCACTTTTCGGCCCAGATATCGTACCGCGAAGCCCCCGTACACATCCTCGACAGCATCAACGCTTATGTGAAGGATCGGCAAAAGCCGGGAGGGTTCCTCACCGCAGTGTTTGAAAACAACCTGACGGCGGCGTTGGGGGGTGCGGATAACGCAAGCCGTCGAGGGCTCGATGACATCATTGAATACTTGCGGCATGAGGTGCCAGCAATCTGTTGGGGTAGCCCTGCAAAGGTCGCCGCGTGGCTGGGAGAGGAAACGCCTAAAACCCAGGTCCGGCGCGTCATCGACCAACTCCAAGAAGACCTTTTGTTGACCGCCAACGCAAGGGCACTGGAAGCCTACCTCGATGCTGCGCTCGACATCGGGAGCGCCAACGCCAACCGAGAGGACCACCACAAATGATTACGATGAGCGAAGAAATCGGCAAGCTGAGTACAGCCCTGGTAAGCGCACAAGCGGAAATCGGGAACGCAACCAAGAACGCAACCAACCCACACTTCCGTAGCGACTACGCAAACCTTGAGGCAGTGCTTTTCACGGTGAAGCCAATACTGGCGAAACACGATTTGTCGGTCGTGCAATTCCCCGGATACGAGGATGGTGCCTGCACCCTTTCTACCATCGTCTTGCACAAGAGCGGGGAATGGCTCCAGAGCAAAGCGGGTGCGCCCTTGGATCGACCGACAGCCTGGAGCGTGGGTAGCTGCGTGACGTACCTTCGTCGCTATAGTTTGGCGAGCATTTGCCAAATGACGCAGGAAGATGACGATGGGTCAGCGGCATCGGAGCCCCCGAACCCCCGCACCACCAATAAGGCCACCAAGAAGCTCACGAAAAAGGAACAGGCCGAGAAGAAGCAGCAGGATGCTGTCACAGAGGCAAACCATATGGCCGAACGGCTCGCTGTGCTGGAAGCGATCATCAATGCTTGCGAGGAACACGGCGGCGTGGATTCACGGGCGCTCAACGCAGCACAGCAGATCGTGGAAGCCCTTGGTCCCCTGGACCGGGTGGAGAAGGCGATCAGGCACCTAGAGCTAGAGGTGAATCGTGGATGACCACCGATCCTACATGGACGAATTACTTGTTGTCGAGCCACCACCTCCCCAAAAAGAGGCAATAGACCCGCTCCAAGGGAGCCTCTTTGGGAGCGAGCCTTCCCTATCAACTCTCCGCAACGCGTTCCGCGAGGGCTGTAAGGTGGGAACGACTTGTCCTGTCTGTGATCGCTGGGGGCACTACGACGGGCGTCCACTCAACGTCACGATGGTGAAGGCCCTGGCATGGATGTGGAGGTTGTCTAACTCGGGAAAAACCTGGGTGGACGTACCCGCAGCCCTTCGTGCCGATAAGCGGACATACGATTTCAGCAAACAATACTCGACCGTCAGGCACTGGGGCTTTTTGGACCACAAACCAAACCACAACGATTCGCTGACGAAAGAAAGCGGCGTGTGGAAGCCGACGAAGTTGGCTGGTGAGTTTCTGCGTGGTGAAGTTGCAGTGCCGGAACGGGTCTGGACATTTGCCACTAAGTGTGTCCTGGCCTCCGACGCGAAGGTCGTGGTAGGTGACGTTGTTAGCGGTTTCGACTATTGGGCCATGATGCGGGAATACTGGCCACCATTTTAACAGGAAGCAGTTGTGGTGTAATCTCCCCAGCCAAGGAAAAACAAATGCCCGAAAGCGAAAAAGAGTTCCCGCGAGGACTGTTCGTGTCACCGCCCCGACCCGGCGCCCCCGATTTCGTGAAGGGACGCATCAGTATTCGCATCGAAGATTTCTTGGAATTTCTGAGCATGAAGGATTCCCAGGAATGGCTCCGCATCGACATCAAGGAGAGCAGAAAAACAGACGACCAGGGCAACCCCAAGTGGTATTCTCAGGTCGATAATTGGGTCAAGCCCTCAGAACGTATTGGAGAGAAGGAGGAGTCGGGCGATGCCCTCCCCTTCTGAGCTTCAGTCGCTTACGGAGCAACTGCTACCCGGGCTCGTTCGTGAGATCGGGGCCACACAGGACGAGGTGAGACGGGCTTACGAACGCCTCGGAAGAGTCCCCCCGGCCCTGCTCCAGAACGGAAGCAAGGCTGCCCTCGACCACGCCAGAGCTTCGTTGAACAAGGCGAGCGATCAGATCACGGCCTGTCTGCAACAGCTTTACAGGCAATACCCGTCGAAGCATGGTGGCAAGGGCTAGGAGCGAAGCCAGGGTCTCGCTGGAAATCCAAGAATTCCTCAAGCTCATCGGCTGTAGCGTGTACAGCACCGAACAGGGATTCCGGCGGGACAAGGGCGGTACTCGCCAAAGTCCGGGCATCCCCGATCTCATCTGTTTTGGGACCGGGCCCGAACTCCCGTTCTTCTTCTGCGAGGTCAAGGGACCGAAAGGGAAGCTCCGTGATTCCCAGATTGCTTTCCGGGCAGAGTGCGAGCGCATGGATATACCCTATCTCGTTGCTTGGGATGTCCGCGAAGTGTTCGACTTTCTCGTAGAGAAGGGGGTCATCACCACGCCATGAACGGCTTCATCTTGTTATCCCGCGATTTACTTGAAAACTCACTGTGGAGAGCCAACTCGGATCTGGTGAGGCTTTTTATCTACCTGTGTATAAGTGCCAACTACGGAAAGCGGGAGTACACATATTCTCGGGGGGCCGTGGAGATCACGGTCAAGAAGGGCGAATTCCTGCGGTCGCTCAGAAAAATCGGGGAGGACTGCGCCTATACGGGAAACAACAGGCTTATCACTTGGTCTACGAGCAGGGTGTCTGGGATGCTCAAGCAGCTTGGGGACGATGGCCGCATCGAGGTCCTGTCAAACTCGGCACTTGGAACACATCTGAAGATAGTGAATTATGAGTCATACCAAGACTTTTCGAGCTATCGGAAGAGGGAGCTTGGAACAGATCCAGAACAGATCCAGAACAAAAGTAAAGCAGTTAAACCAGTTAATAACAAACAGGCGGATGCGTTGTGGGCT